ACGCTTGACATGCTCGACTCCGTTTTTAAGGATATTTGTATATTATATATTATTTTGATTAAAAGATCAATAGTTTTCTTTAACGATGTAAAAATTAGGTCTTGGATATTTTTCTAAGATTTCTTGCTGTTTGATATATTCATTCATTTTTGGTGCTGTAAAAAACATCTTGTTTATTATTGTTTTATTTGTTGATGCATCCACCACGGATAGGTACCACGATTTAACAGCCATAATATTTTCCTTTTGGTTTAAGTTACTTGGGCCCTTGCGGGCCCAAGTATTAGATAGCGTTGGCTTGGATAATATATTTTCCGTATTTCTGGTGGAAACGATCCCAGCTGGTTAGTTTTGTTGCATCGATCGGTAATCCGTAGTTCTTAAGAGCTACCTTACCTCCCATGACAACTAACTCTGTTGGGAAGTTATCCATCATAAAGGTAAAAAAGTTATCGACCATGGAATCCCAGTTTTTAGCTCTTTTCTGATCAGCATCTTTTAATTCGTAACACAGACTCACTGTTAGAGAATAGATAGCTGAGATTTCCTTGATTTCGGAATGCTTGATATTCCCGGCTAAGATTTCTGTTGGATTAGGCATCTGCTTGGCAACTTTACGGTGTGCCATGAACTTGACTGCTACTCCTTCGCCTACTGCTCCTGCAACCAAATCGGTCAATGTGCTTTCGTCGAGATCGTCGTCTTGTAAAATTTCGCTGACAAAACTCCATGATCTTGGTGTTGAAAAGGAGCGGCTTGAACTTTTCGGATCAAAGTCGTACAAGTCTTGTTTGGCAAAACTCACATAACCAACCACTTGTTCGTGGATCCTGTTATTTAATGCCCACTGTTGCCAATCTTCAAAATCTGATCTTAACTCCACGTGGACGAAACGATTTGCCAATGGGCTTGGCATACGATAGGTGACACCTTTGTCGGCTTCTCTGTTACCTGCAGCAACGATTGAAACACCTTTTGGAAGGATGTAAGTACCAACTCGGCGGTTAAGCACCAACTGGAAAGCAGCCGCTTGGGTAGCAGGAGCTGCAGAGTTTAATTCATCAAGGAAAAGGATAGCAGTACTGTTTGGATCTGTAGGCAATTCTGCTGGTGGAGCCCATGTCATCGTCTTGTCATCAGAGTTATAATACGGAATACCTTTTATGTCAGTTGGTTCCCAAAGACTCAATCTCACATCAATCACCGGACGACCTAGTTCGTCACCGATCTGTTTGACAATATCGGATTTACCAATACCCGGAGGCCCCCACATGAATACTGGACGATTGATGTTGATACACTTGCGAATACTTCTTTTTGCGGCGTTTGGGGTAACTGTACGGTTTGTGCTGATTTTTTCTGCCATGCTATTTCCTGTCGGTAAGTTGATGATATAATATGTACTTTAATATGTATATTATACAGGAATCTTGCTAAAAAGTCAATTATTTTTAATGCTGTTGGCACGGACTTGCCCGTATTTTGCTAAATCGCCACTGAACAGTATCAGCTGGACCGCCATTTTATCGTCGAAAACATAAATGCATTTTGGAGTGACATACCAAGGACAAGTGATAAAATTTTCTAACTGTATGATTAATCGGTTTGTATACTCTATCGGTTGCTCGAATTTTACTTGGTGTGATTCGAATCCTGCTTTGGTTAATATTTCGAACCCTTCAGTGGTCAGTCTAAGTCCGCCCTTTTCCTTAAGACGTGTGTTATACCACCAAGTGGTCAGATATTTTTTTAAAGTTTTTCCATTTACCTCTGGATCAAGTGTGTTTGCGAGATACTGGGTGATTTCAATCTTTTGGTTCATCGACGATCTTTTCTCCAGCGACTAATTTATACACGGAAAAGTCTTTGGTGTTGAATAATTTGTTTAATTTTTCGGCAAGATTAAAAGCATGTCCGCTGTTTGAAAAAGAATTCTTTTTATATTTTGGACCTAAATGATGTGCCACCAGGCTGGTAGTTTTTAGATTTATAGGCTTATCCTGATAAAATACCGCCCATATGGCATCGGCTTCTAAAATCTGTTCGATTTTATAGGTCTTTTTATTTGTTATTTCTAATAACACTTTTGGTTTAGGGCGGCTCACGATAGTTTCCTTGATAATTGTACGTTCTCCGAAAAGTACGTATATATTTATACAAATAACTAAAAAGTTCCGCCGTCCATGCTGATTATTGTGGGTGTATCTTTTGTGGCGGATGCTATCTCGTCCAGCTCTCCTGCCAAGCGAGTCATAACGACACTGAGGCTATTTTGGAGATCGGCTACTTCTTTGATAGACAAAGTCAGATCTTTTTTGTTGGATTTGATAGCCAGCCGTGCTTTATCTAAAAAGTCTTCGATGGGTAACGTGTTTAACTGTTTCATAGTTTGTTCATGGCATTTAATATGGTTTTCATTTCTTGTTCTGTTTTAAAAGGACCTTGGTATGGATATCTTTCCAAGGTGATCAGTTTGGGACAGAAACTTCTTGCCCAGCGTTTTTTGAACTTGATGATATAATACCCAGCACAGTAAAGGCTCTTGCTTTTGACACTCTTTGCAAACAATGGCAGTTTCTGTTTGATGCTATAAACCGGTTCATATGGGTAAGTGCTGCAAGGAAAATCATAGATGACGTAATTCTTATCGGATACGATATCTTGTTTGATCTTTTTAATCTTTTCGTCGAATATATCGATCCCAAACTGAGATTTGATTTCTGCAAGACTCTTGAAAGGAACAGACTGTCCTTTCTGCATCACCAGATATCCTTTTTTGTATTTGCTCACACTGGCGATCTTTTGATCATTGTTTTGTATGATCCATTCTTTTTCTGGGATTAATACTTTAGCGTTCGAGCTCATTCCAGTTCCTTTGCACTTAATTTGACAACTAAAAAATCTTTTAGATCTACAGCAGGAAGGGTATTAGGATATTCTCCATTGGGAAGATGTTCAAGTTCACCATTGTCCCATTTTATATATTCAATCTTGTTATCCCATTCTGCCCAAATTCGTTCAAGACAAAATTTAAATGGATACATTTTTCTAGTTCTCGCCACAGGCTGAAATGTACTCTCACTTATAACTGTAATAGGTGTGGCATCATATTCTACAAAATATTTAGTGCTATATTTTTCGATAATTTTGGGATCGTTGATTTCATAATATAAGTTCATTTCATATACCTTGCATTTAATGGTTTGACATAACTGTCGATCTGTTCTGCTACCTTCTGTAAATCGTAGTCGGCACAGAACTTTAAAAAACGCACTCCTACTTGCGGAATATTCTTTTCTGCGGCAGTGGCGGTATCGATAGTTGATTTGATAATCTCTTTGACGTCATCTGGCTGTGCTGTGAGATCACATAGTCGTACGTTTCTCTCATAGTCATCCAGCACACGATGTTCTGCTCCTTCGTGATCCACCCAGCGTTGTAGCATCATGTTATTCCAGTTGTAGCCTTTAGAAGAACGATCTGCAAATGCTTCACGTAGCCCAACCTTGTTCTTTGTACCTTTTTCACGAACACCTGGATATGCACTAAAGATGTTATCGCTTGTATCTCCACGCATACATTTTTCAAATAGCAACCATTTAGGATCCGGCGCTGGCTTTTCCATGTTAGTCTTTTTATCGATCACACGCTTGCCTTTTTCATCAAAGTATCCTTCGAGTGTGGCTGTGACTTGTGATACACCGTTATACTGTTGCACGTTGGGTGCGATCAACTGTGCAAAATCACCGTCAGTTGATATAACGATATGATTGTCGTTGGGATGATTACTGATCCATCCGGCGATAAGATCGTCTGCTTCTAACTGTGGATTTTGCAATACCGTGCAGTTGGTCTTGTTTGAGATGAAGTCTTTAAAATTGTCAAATGTTTCCCAAAACACTCGGTCTTCTTCTTGTTCTCGAGGGCTGGCTGCCGCACGGGCATCGCTACGTTGTCTTTTATAAGGCGCATAATAGTCTTTGCGCCAGCTACGACCTTCGAGGAAAAATATCACATGATCGCCATTGAAATCCTTCCATGCTTTGCGTACACTGCTTAAAACAGTATGGATACTGATACCAATCTTGTCATTGAGATCTCCTCGTATGGAATGCCTTGCGCGGAAAAAAAGATTAGCAGTGTCAATTAATATATAAGTCTTTGCCATTAACTAACCTCTGTCTTTCCATCGCCTAAATTATTTACATTGATATAACCGCTGCTTCTACGGCTCATATCGATACCTTCTTGCTCTGCGGTATTTCTGCAGATGTCATTAAACCATTGATTCACTACCTCTATATCGCTATTTCCTGTATATCCTTTATTTTTCAGATATTCA